AGCAAATTGAATTGTTGTTGTGGTGAGAGGGTCTATCGTGCTGTTTGAGTTTGTGCCAACAACTACTGTACCCATAGCCCTTGCAGAACCGCTTTCAACGGTAGCCCCATCATCATTACTGTTATATAAAGTTGTAAAAATGCACCTATCATGTTGAGATGAATAAGCTGACGTTATATTTAGTGTATAAACCCCTGTCTCCTCATCTGTAACACTGGTTACGTTGAGTGAACCCTCAATATCATTATTAACACCATCCCAAGAAATCCACTGCTTAGTAGCCTCTTGCTTAGTCAGCGTTACAGGGCTAGTGCCGTCTGATGCTACGATTGTATCTGCTTTCAATGTACTCATAGCGTCACCAATGTTCCACCAGCTTCAACAGTCAAGGTAACTCCTGTGTTGATAGTCAGTGGCCCTGTTACGTTAGCGTTCTCTGTTGCGAGGATGGTTGTGTTAGATGCGAGGGATTGTGCGTTAGTGCGGAAGATACCACTTGCCTTAAAGTTACCCTTGTTTTCTGCGGCAGGTGTTACAGACGCTGCCGACACACCCATATAGATTACAAAGATGTTACCTGTTCCGCTTGACGGTGCTGCAGTAAAGGTGAGTGTTGTACCGTCCGGCACAGTGAACGCATCAACACTTTCCTGTAAGACACCATCTACAGATACTAGAATATCTTCCTGAGTTACTGTCTGACCCAGAGTAAACGTGGTTGTAGACCCGTCACCATTAAACTCTTCGGTGGCAGGTCTAGCCTGAAAACTTGCAGTGATAGGATTACCGATTAAAGGCATTATCTATTCCTTATGAACTGATGGTGTCAACTACAGAGACCCAAACATCTGCGCTGCTTGCGGTATCGGACTGTACCTTTAGTACGTCACTTGCTTGCATTACAACCTTTGCTCCACCATCAAGCACCTGCAAAGCTGACCCTGCAGGTATAGGTGCATCCTTAACAATGTAATAGTCGTTAGACCCATCGTTAATAAACACATCCATGTTGATTTGGGAAGTTGTAACATTAGCAATGTTGATACCTATAAGCGCATCATCGGAATCAGCAGTACGCATTGTTACTGCGCCTGTACCAACATTCCTTGCAATGTTTCTTTCAAAATCCTGTGCCATGATTTCTCCTAATTAATTAAGTATAATTATATCATACTTATATACGTGTGTCAAGTGCTAAAGTGCAATTGCCATAGCCACCGCAAAACCTGCTGAAGCACCAGTAGATGCTATATTAGTTAGCTGTGACCCATCTACTGCTGGTAGTCTAGCTGAACCATCTAGTACAACTACGTTACCTGCTGATGTACCTGTGTCTGCAACTGCTGCTGTACCCAGACCAAGAGTCGTGCGTTGTGCTGTAGCATCAGCGTCATCCAGCAGTGCTTTACCTGCTGCTGTCAGGTCATAAACTGCAGCCGTACCAGAACCAGTAAACTGGATACCTTTATCTGCTGCAGAAGTTAAACCTGCGATTGCCTGTAACTCAGCATCCAAACGTGCATTGGCTACAGTGCCGGATAACTGAGCAGCGTCTATTGTCTTGTTAGTCAGGGTTTGAGTAGCTGTTGTACCTACAATCTCCTGATTACCACCAGCAGGTAGGGTCAACGTGTTTGTTACAGAAGCTGAATGAGGCTGCGCTATAACTGTTTGACCGTGCGAGTTAGACTCACAGTTAAATACTACAGCACCCGGATTAGTATTGCCCCTAACAACAACCGTTCCTGTACCGTGGGGTGCAAGGTCTAGGGTAGCGTTAGAAGTTGTTACAATGTCATTACCATTAGTATCTAAGTCACCGCCAAGCTGTGGTGTGGTATCACCAACAACATCGCTCAATCCACCACTAGCCGCTACAAGGTTAGTAATGGCTACTTTACGTAGTGCTGTTGCTGAGTCATCATATATAAGAGCAAAGTCGTTAGTTGTGTCTATTGATGTTTCTGCAGTCTGTCCAGTAATTACTGTAGAATCTACATTTAAAGTGGCAGAGCCAGATGTTGCACCGCCTGAAAGACCACTACCAGCAACTACGGCTGTAATATCGCCAGTAGGAACAGCAGCAACCTGTGCATCAACATATGCTTTAATAGACTGTTGTGTTGCTAACTGAGTGTCACTATCTGAAGACATGTTATCTTCATCCAGTACAGCAGTACCGCTTACTGCAGTATTTAGTACAGGAGAAGTCAGTGTTTTGTTAGTTAGGGTTTGTGAGCCTGTAAGGGTAGCTACAGTGCTATCTATTGCAAAGGTTACATCATTACTAGAACCAACTGTGTCAATGCCTGTGCCGCCTGTAAACGTCATTGTTTCACTATCTAAATCAATAGACAGTGCGCCACCTGAGTCAGCCTGAAAATCTAAATCTTGTGCAGTTACTTGAGCGTCTACGTAGGCTTTAATTGACTGCTGTGTTGCCAACTGAGTATCACTATCAGATGCCATGCTGTCTTCGTCAAGAATAGCCGTGCCACTGACACCTGTATTTAATACAGGACTTGTGAGTGTTTTATTTGTAAGAGTTTGAGTATCTGTAAGGGTAGCTACTGTGCTATCAATATCAATGGTCAAAGTCTGACCAGCACCCGTAGTATCAATGCCTGTACCACCAGCAATAGTAAATGTCTGGCTATCAAGGTCTACAGATAATGCACCACCTGAGTCACCTTGAAAGTCCAAGTCTTCCGCAGTTAATTGAGTATCTACATATGCCTTAATAGACTGTTGAGTAGCCAATGCAGTATCACTGTTAGAGGCCATATTGTCTTCATCAAGAATATCTGTAACAGTAGTGGTAGGCATAGCTAGACCATCAACGGTAGCAGTGCCATCTAAGTACAAATCTTTAAACTGTAAGCTACTTGTACCTAAATCTACATCATTAGTGGTAACAGGAACAATAAGACCATCTTGAAAACGTACCTGTTCTACTGTGCTGCTGGATACATCTACAAACACACCAACACGGTTATTAGTATCGTCTACAACAACTTTGTTAAGTGGGATAGCAACACCGGGGTCTCCGATTAAACCGATAACCGGGCCTTCACCCACAGTACCGTTATGCTTGTGACCAGTAGATATGTCAAAGACGCTGACAAGTTGATTGAACTCATCATTACTGTCTGATGCTTGAATAATATCGCCATTAGCATATGTAGACTGTCTGGTATAACCTGCCATGCTTTATCTCCTAGCCCCTACTGCAAATTCTAGCTGAAAACCTTTAAGTGCGTATGGGGCAGATGTTCCTCTATCATTAACTCGTATAGCCATACTAAATCCACTACCTTCAATTGGCTGTCTAAATAGTGGGTTAACCTGTCCACCGTATGTTGCTGTACCATAAGTAGACGTACCATATATAGCAAATATACTAGCACTACTAAACGGATACGCTGCTGGTCTTGCTACACTTGCTGCTTCATAATCATATCTAATAAACAAGTCAGCATTAACTGCAGCTTCAGGCGCATAGTTTACGATGATACGTTGAAATGCTTTGCGAATACCTGCATCACCCATTGTGAGGTCAGGTGAGCGATACTTAGCATCTACATTATTACCATCAAAATTATCACCTTTTTCTTGGCGGTACACATAGCCATCATACTCGCCATGTAAAATAATACTATCGCCTTGAGATACAATGTAATCAGTACAGCTAGGTCTAATGCCACTCATGTCAGCGTATTCGTAACCACTCTGTTTACGAACACCTATAATACCTTTTGTTAATTCCCTTGTTGTATTAGCATTTGAGAAAAACAATCTGTATTGTGTTTTATCTGGTATAATTAAGCTACAAAATTCATCTATGTTAGTTAGCCCAACAAATCGTTCTTGTATCTGCCTACTAATTGTACCAAGTTCAACATCACCAATTTTTTCTGTACCTGCAATTGTTCTTAATCCATCTGCTCCTAGAAAGATTAAGTCACCAGCAAATTCTTGAATGGTAAATCCATTAAGGCAACCAATCTCACGAGTAACCGATTGTAATACAAAATCAGCAGATGTATTGCCTACCAGTTTAAATATACGTTCTTCACAAAAAATATACAGTTCATTACGAAATGAGTATAATCCTGTAATCTTACTGTTTACTGCAATAGAGCCAGCACCGTTAGCTACGGAAAAATCACTATCGCTATAAGGAGCAGTAAAAACTATTTCTTCTGGATTAGCTGAATGACCAGCAAAGAACAAAGCGTTTTTAAAGTTTACTACATACTGTGGGTTAGCAGGTGCGCCTGTAGAATTTAAATCAGTAACAGTAGTGCCATCATACTTGGACGCATGATTTGCGCCATCTGCCCAAACAATAAAATCTGTACCAGCAAGACTGTAACGGAAGTGTGTGTATCTTCCTGCATTTGTTCTACCAGAGTCTATCTGTGTCCAAGAGCCAGAACCACTACCTGCTTTATAAACTTTAGTTCCACGTGCTGCAATAACACTAGCGTTAAAGTACGCAGACATTAGAACTTTTTCTGTTGATGACGTATCTTGTGGAACAATGTTACTATTCCACTTTTCGTACCCAGAGATACGTCTGTAGCCACCTGTAACAGCAGGTTCAAAGTTTTCTAGTTCAAGTGCTGAACCCGGAGTAATGGCAAAAGTAGATTGGTCTAGTATTAAGCCACCTTCACAGGCAAACACATATGGACTGAGGCCGGATTCATCTGCCATTATGTCACCTTAAAATCCAGCTACGTTAATGCCATATCTTTGCGAATGCGGTATATATGTTGACCTTACGTAGTCTGTTCTGTTTAGTAGCAATGACTGCATATGTTTAATGCCATCTTCAAAACGGGCAAAGTTAATTCCGTATTGTTGTGCTTCACCACGATACTGATATGCATATGCAGTTGCACCATCTACAATTACCTGTTCAAATTGCTCTGGTACTGTTGGTATGTCTGTAGCCAAAGCCAATGCTACTGGCTTATCAAAGTATTCAAATTTTAATTCATATGTATTGTCAGGGTATGGATATAGACCATAGTTATTATCAGGAGTACGGAAAACATAAATGGGTACACCACCTACGCCTGTTGT